CTACCCTGTCGGCGTGGCGCTGTGCCTGTTTTTCTGGGGCGCGGCGCTAGGCTGTGGCAATTCGTTTGGCAATTTGCGCGCGGGCATGCCATTTGCGATTCTGGAGGATGCCACGGGGGCGCGTGCGCGTTTCATGCTAACAATACCCCTTCACATTTTTTCACCAAAACTACTCGTCTAACTCATCAATCAACGGAAAGACAATAATCCAATTAACTTTCTCTCCGCCTAAGCCTAATATGTTATAATCAACAAACTCGACGGCTTCTTCAAAAGACATTCCGTCCTTATAATAGTGCTTACAGAGTTCCGCGTAGCTATACACAAGGTAACCCTCTGGGTCAGTCCCTATGATACAGTCATTTAGACCATCTAGCTTACTTGCGTCTTCTGCAATCATTTTGTTAAGTCCGCCCTAAGGGTTTAGCCAAAGGACGGACAACACATATTATTATATTACACCATGAAGAACACTAGGCTCATCATTGGTAAAGTTATTCTTCCTCGTCTTCTTCTTCATCCCATACAATCTCATACTCGCTGTCAACTTCTATCTCATTTTCTATGACATTTAATCCATGTTTGAGTAGACCTTGAGCGGCATACTTGGAATCGTAGGCAATCATCGCTGTCTGAGGGTTCTCTGGGTCAACCGTTAGAATAACATAGTTATTCATATGCTCACCTAAAATTGCGGCGGCGTGGTCTAAAGGGTGTAAACTCATTTGACAGGGGTTAAAAGGGGTTATTATAATCGTTCCTATTAGGAGCGCACTAGTATAACTAAGGTTATTTATTCTTTAATTATTAATAATAAACATCAACCTTAGTTTACTTTGGTTACTAGAGCGCGCTTATAGTTATTCCTAGCTCTTTCGCCCCTACCATATATCGCTGTCATCTAAATCATCCTCAGGGAGCTTGATTGTTTTACCCCATAGTAGGCTTCAGCGAACTTATCTAGCTCTTGTTTTAAGAGTTGTTCTTTCCTATCGTTGATATTACGGTTAGCATCCTGAGCCATCTGTTCTACCCAATAGTTCACAGCGATACTGAGGGCGTCTAGCCTATCGTCGTGTGTTAGGGCGCCTCTGTTCTTCGTTATGCGAGACATCTGGTATATCAGTTGATACTTCAGTTGGGACTCTGCGGGGTAACCCTGAGCGCTATCGTAGTCGTTCTTGATGACCTTAGGGCTGATAACGAGCCTATGTTGGTTCATAATCGGCTCTAGGGTGTCTATGATGCGCTTCTCTTTTTGAATATTGTGGCGTACCTCTTCGATGGTACACGGGTGAATCTTAAATAGAATAGGTTTTAACAACTCTACAAACATACCATCGCCGAAGTTAGACTCGACAACAATCGTATTGACATTGTTTTCCTTGGCTTTGTAGCAGAGCGCCTTGAGTGTCTCGTCGGAGTATCCGCCTTGAATACCACCTGCGTCAGGGACGAAGAGATTACCATTGAGCATCTTCACTATGGCATATCCTGTTTCGTCCTTACCGCGCCCTGAGGGGTCGATAGACATCACGGAGCCTGTGTAGGGTATCATATCGCCGATAAGCTGCATCGGGCGGTAGAACCTGTCGCCTGTCATAGCAACATTAGGAACCGAGGAGTCCCACTCTAGGTGCGGAGATTGCGCCCATACGAGCTTTTCAGGAGCTAACGTAGGGTCTATGTCCATTACTAGGAGTTCGGACGTTTTAAGGGGGAATCTGTCCATGTCTGACAGCCGCGTGTCGAGCATGAATTGCATAGCGAACCCTGAGCGCCCGTAGGACACCTCTCGTTCAGCTAAATCAATGTCTGTGAATCTTGTAGGCTCTGTAGAAGTACTCTTCTTCTCAGAATCGACGCAGAATGGGCTTATATTGCCATCGTAGGTCTTTTCGTTGGTCTTTTGGTCTACGTACTTGCAAGTCCATATGCGCGTCTTGTAGCCCCTCTCAGCGAGCTTACCGTAGATGGTGTCTTCGCATTGAGGTGTACCTAAGAATAGTATCCTAGATTCATCTTCGGGTTTGATGATGGAGTCGAACTCCTTGACCTGCTCTGAGAGCTTATCGCGCATCCCTTGGGTCTGCGAGTTGTTCGGGACTTCGACGTCATCAGCAACGATAATATCGGCACGAGAGCCTGTTAGTTGCGATGTGATTCCCAACGACTTAACGGATGGCGCATGGGATGCGGGGGCAAGTCCGACGTCGAATGAGATTTTAGAGAATCTTTGTTTGTCACTTGGCTTGAGATGAGCGAGGACAGGTAACTCATGGATGAGTCTAAGAGTAAAAGTAGAGAAATCGTCTGCTCTTGTTTTTGAAGCAGAGACGACAAGTATGTTTTTTCTAGGGTCGAGGAGGAGTTGGTGGACAACGAACGCAGAGCAAATCCAACTTTTACCGACTCCTCTAAAGCCCTCAATAATAGCTCGTTTATCTCCTCTTTGCATGTATTCAGCGATTTCATATTGAATAGGGGTTGGTTCGGGTAGATTTAGTTCGCTCCATACTATATATAGGAAGTTACGAAAGTCCTTTAGTTTGTCGGGGATTTCCACTATTTGTTTCTACCACGGTTCTTTTTCTTAGATTGTATTCGGAGGTTAGACCTAGAGTTATTCAAGGGGTTTCTGTCCTTGTGGTCAACATCTTTTCCCTTTAAGGCGGCTTTACCGTATCTTTTCACGGCGAGTTTACGAGCTTTATTACGTCCTGCTCTTCGTTTCTTCTGTGAAGGTTTACCGTGGTAGCGGTTATATTCCGCCTTGTAGTTACGTGGTTTAGCCATTGAGTGCGCGGTCGGTTACATCGTCGAAGGGTAGGTTCTCTATAATCTTCAACATAGGGTTGTCGTTCTTGATTTGAGCGTGGACACCGTTGTCCTTGAGTAGCTGTCGCGCCGCATTGAGGTCGGAAGGTGTAGCCTCCCCACTCTGTATTCGACGAGTGAACTCATCAATCAAGAGGTCTTGCATAGCGTGTAGCTTGTCTGTTTTGTCAGCCATAGTTTATTTCTCGTTTCTTTTATTATGAAAATCAAAAAGTATCTTTACCTTGTCGCTTAGACTTTCGAGGTTGTAGTGCATCCTAGATAAGATGATAACAATAGTTATAAAGCCTACACCAACAGACCATAAGGTAGGTATCCATTCACTCATCTTTATCTCTGAGTTCTTTTACGATTTTGATTAGTAAATACACAAACGACGTCATACCAACTAGGATTGCTACGAGTACGTTTACGTCCGATAGGGTTAACGTCCCAAGGATTCCTAAGAAGCCTACGAGGGACGGCATGTGTTCTGATTGCATGATTTTTTAAGCTAGTTTAAATGCGTTAAATGTTGTCACAGGTAAACTTCCTCCTTTTATTGTAGTACTGCTACCAAAGTCGGTGTACATACGAACCGACACATAGTCTGTATCTGACAGGTAAAATATTCCACTAGTTGAAATGCTTTTAGTTCTGTTAGATGACGAGTTCACGGCTACATCTTCATGTCTTTTGATTTCAGTTGTTGAATTTTTATAAAAAGACAATTCTGTTGTCGCCTGACTGTGTAATCCTTCTATTCTAACAGTAGTACCTAAATAATAATAACCCGCAACCGCAGGCGTAAATCTATGAGTAGACGTACTATATTTGCTATCGGGGTCGAACAACTCAGCATCAAACTCTATAAATACAGGACTTGTAGAAGGTAGTGTTCCATTAGAACTCGCATAGGCATGAAACATAGGACTGTTAGTCCCGCCTGTAGCTATCGTAGTGCTACCACCTAAGGCGACCGAACTACCGTTGATTGTAATAGAGTCATTCGCTAATTTAGTATTAGGAATTTCAGGTACTTGACTAATGGGCAAGTTGCCCTCTAGCATTCGGGTGTTGGCTTTTGTTAAACTCATATATCATTTTTTGGGGTTAAATTTTCTGTGCTACAAAGGAAACATTTTTTACATACTGGTAATGATTATTGCTGCCTGAATAGTCTCTAAATTGAAATTTAAAGGTAGCGCCTCCTGTGGGTATGGTTACAAATCTTGCATTCAATGCGTTATATGTTTGGTAAGATGTTGCCGAGGGGTTACCTTGAAAGTCAGGAGTAGCGGCAGGAAATGTTCCGCTAGTAGTAAGCATTCTATGTTCAAAATAATACGAAGAGGCATATTGACTTTTATAATCAAGAGAATACCAGACTAAATACGAACCCTCATTAAGAGTAATTGCATTTGAAGATACCGACATAAAACTAGAGCTTGAAGCCAGAGTAATTGGTATATCGGTATAAGTTTCCGTCTGGATTCTGTACTCCGCTATTCTAGTAGCTACCGCGGTCGTAGTCGCAGCCGAAGCAACTTGAGCATCAACATACTCTTTAGTTGTTACCTGTCTGTCGACTGTTATGTCGGATATAGATGCGGAAGGAGTTGTTACCTTCCCATCTGACTGAACAGTAAGTCTGTGAGTAACGGGTTGGTTAGCCCCATCTGCGTTATTTTGTGCAAGATTTAGATTCTTCCCATTAGCCGAGCGTATAGTCAGTCCATCGTTTGCGAGAATTTCATTAGGGTCAATCGACAGTTTTATGGCGCTCGCCGAAGTATTACTAGCTAACTGCAATAGCCCACCCGTGTGGTCATTAGGATAAACAGTACTACCTCTTGTTATTTTTACCGCGCCCGAACTTTCAATGTTTCCACCTACGATGACGTTTTGTTCGCTATTTAATTGAAGTGCATTACTTGTTGTTCCCGATGAATTAGTAGTTTGAAATATAATGTCCCTACCATTTGTTTTATTTTCAACGAGAAAAGTACCATCAGTATTGTTGTGTATTCGGGCATCATAATCAGGATTTGTTGCATTCTGACTATGAAAGTCGAGATAAGCATATCCGTTACCACCCGTTAGATTTGAATTAATCTCAATTCCCGCAGTTTTATTACCATCACCATTAGTATCTACTCCATCAACTAAAAGGCGACCATTTTTGAGGTTTACTGTACCATCGAATGTTACATCGTCACCACTAAATGAGGCGGGGAAATTAATTGTGGCGGCGCCTGCGTTGGTAACTACAGATATTACAGCTCCTGAAGGTGGAGCGGTATCGAATGTAATTTGGTTGAAGGGTGTTAATATAGTGTAACTGTCAGGGCTTTGAGTTAATCCATCAATACTTACATTATACGCTTCTTCTTTGCTTGTTTGCGTAGTAAACGTAGTTATAAAAAATGAAGTAGTTGTGCCATCCCCCGTGAAACTTTGGCTTCCGAAGGAAGTTAGATTAGTGGAAGTTAAGCCAGTCCTAGAGTTAGTATAGGCATTAGCAGAGGCAAGTGTTGAGGTATCCCCTGTGTCAGCATATGTCTGCGCCGAAGATAATGTTGTAGAATCCCCCGTGTCAGCATATGTCTGCGCTGAAGATAATGTTGTAGAATCTCCTGAGGTTATATTCGCTTGGAGTGTAGCATCTTGTGCATCCACATATGTTTTATTAGTTGAGCTTCCGCCTGTAGTGGGGGTAGGTAAGTTTTTAATTTCGCGGCTCTGAGCATCTAGGAAAGTAGAACCACCTGCTGTTACTTCACTAATCGCACCGTCAGAAATCTCCGATGCCTCTTCATTGAGGAAACGATTGTGTTGGTAAGCTAAGTCGAGACGAGAGGCTGACAGACGAGAACCATCGGCGAAGTCTACTAAGTCGGTCGAGGGGTTAGACTGACGTCGAACACGAACAATGTCGCCCGCTGTAGCGCCTGCACCTACTACACCACCGAGTTGGAGAGTAACAACGCTTGTTGTCTTGTCTACCGTAAAGTCGGTGTTGTATGTTATTGGTGTGCCGTTAATCTCAACCGCTACGTGCGATTCAAGAAGGACGTTGAAGCTATAACTGAACGATGTCTCGTTAGAGCCTGCTGTGTAGTCTGTGTATGTATTAGCCATGATAAATTAATTTACTAGATTTTCTTTCTGTTGTTGGGCGTCATAATACGCCTGTTGAAGTTGAGGATATTCACGAAGCATTTCTGAGCGCGCTAGGCTTCTGAAGGAACGAAGGTATCGTTGTATTTCTTTAATACGCGGACTCTTCTCTCCTACTTTGTCTGCATCTACGGCGCTAGGTAAACTTTGATAATAACTCGTTCCCATCAGTTGCTCTAAGGCTTGACGGAGAGTTCTGTTATTAATCTTAACTGTGCCTGCTAGTTCCGCATATCGGTCGTAGGCTGTTTGCCCACCTTCTTCATTACGGAAGTCACGCATGTCGAGGTTCTTATTTCCTCCTAACAACTCTGTGGGTTTGGAGAAGCCGACGCCCATAGCGCCTATTTCTTGCTCTACGATGCTGTTGGGGATTTCCTTTTGATAAATTGGGTTGAACACGCCATTCAAGCCATGCGAAGGAACAGTCTCAATTTCACCTAAGAGATTACGACGGGGGCTTAAAGGTTCGATGCCGAGTGCCTTAGAGCCGTCCGCCATCGGAGTCCTCTTTATCATATAATCCAGTATTCCCCGTGTCTCACGCAGCATACGGTCTTCTGGGTAGTTTTGCGCTTGATTAAAGACATTAGGAACGAAACCGCCTGCGATATTACCTATGAATCGCTCACCATTCTTAGTTGGGTCACGGAGAACATTAAATAAATTATCCAAACCTTGAACATAAGACTTATTGGTAATGTTATTCACAATAGTCGAGGCGATGTTAGAGAATACCAAAGATACCGCATCGTCGGTTCCTGACTCGTCATATTTACGATACTCAGCGAGGTCAGCCATGATACCAAGTATGGTAGCCATAGGGTCTAGGCGTTGATAACTCACATGTTTATCTGTGTCGTTAGGATTTAAGACGGGTGTGTTTGCAGGTATCCGAATAGAATACTCTTGGAAACCGCCTAGTCTCTCAGCATCTCTTTGCTCACGCTTCTTAGAGCCGTAGCCTGTAATGAAGTCTTGGTTAGTAGATACATACCACATCAATGCTGAGGTTGTAGCGGTAGCCGTCGCTAGGCGTCCAACCATTTCAGATTTCTCTCTTGCGGTTGTTTGGCTAGACATCATCTTTTCACGATAAGACTTCTTCCACATTGTAGATGCCTCTAGGGTATCCTTGTTGAGGAAGCCTAAGAATGTTCGGGATACACCGAAGGTAAGAATATTAGTTGGAGTTCTTACGAACGGAACAACGAATGACATCCAAGGGTTATCTGCGATAAGCTTAGAAATAGTTCGTAGGGAAGCTATGTCAGAGTCTTGTGTATGAGAATTAATCTTAGCATACTGCGCTCCGCGTTCTCCTAGAGCTAACTTCTGTTCTCCGTCTCCGAAGTCTGCCATGTTGATGGCTCTTCCTTCGCTGTCGATACGAATAGATTCATCTTTTACATAGTGTTTCTCCATGTAATCATTAACGAATGTTTCTCGTTCTTCAAATTGTAGTCCCTTCTCTTCGGCAAGTTTGTTAGCATCTCTCAAGATATTTTCTTCAGAGAATGCTCTTCCGCCGTCAGTAAGGTTTTTCTCTAAACCTAGTTCAACAAACTTAGCTAACTCTTTCGGGTCTTTAATACCCTGTCGTAGCCCTTGAGTAGATAACTCGGTACGAATGTATTGTCTGTAACTTAGTGCCTTGAAAAATTCGTCACCACCTAAGAGGAAACGAGAAGGCATACGCGATGCTGTTCCCATCCAATTAAAGGCGGTTTCAGTTAGTCCACCATCTTTAAGGTTTCCGCCAAACATCATGTTAGCGTTCTTACCGTTGATGGCGCCTAGTTCAAAACTTGTGTCATCGAAGGCGCGGTGATTGGCAATCGTAATCGCCTCATCTTCTCGCACCGCTTTCCACATCAGTCTCCAAGCTTCTGCAACGCTTTCCATGTGAAAGGCTAAGTTAAGCTGTGACCTTAATAGTGGTGTGTTTCCTGTTAAAGCAGCGCCCACCGCCGTCTCGGCGCTTCTCATCGCGTACGTAATAGCATTACCCATGATATTAACAATCTGAGTGGAGGGGGCGGAAAGTAGTGAATTAATCCAATATTCACGGGTCATGTCAAAGAACAATCGACCGCGTGCGCCTTTACTAATTTTATTTAAGGCTAAAAGACTTTTGTCTATATCGTTAGAGTCCGAAGCGTCCATGAGAAGTTTAATCATTTTCTTCTCACTCATACTGCCGCGAGCTTGGTTACGATAAGCTTGGTCAGCGGCGGCATTCTTACTTGCCTTGGCGTTGTAGCCAAACTTACGCTTGTAGTGACCCTTCTTGTACATGAACTTTCTCTGTAATAATCCTAGAGATAAGTTACGTCCGTATAGACCCCACACTCGTTGAACTTCGGTAAATTGGTCTAACAATGAAATTAAATCAGTTCGTAATGAATCTACATTACCAACATTCTTCTCCATCGCGTCATTCGTTGCTTTAGCTACTCGTTGAACTTCTGCGCCTATAACTTCTTGGAGTTTGCGGATGGCTCTTTGTTCTTCTAAAACTTTGTCTAGGTCGCCACCTTCTTTTGCTAACTTAGATATACGAGCAGCCCAACCATTGACGTCGCCGCCCATAATCTCTGCTGCATCTTTGCTTTCTTTGGTTAGCTCTTTTGCTGTAGTTCTTGGAATAGACTTATCAGCGCGCATTTCTTTAATCTTGAGAAGAGACATAGCTCTTATAAGCTTTGCTGTCTCAGCAGAATTACGCACAGAACGCGCGGCGGATAGAATAGCTTGTTCTCCGCCTTCTTGTAATTTCTTAAATATACTAACAGTCGGTTGACTTAGGTCGGGAGCGCCGTCGTCAGCATCGGGCTTAGGTGGAGGAGTACCTTCAGGTGGCTTACCACCCGAACCTTCGTCAGCCGCTGATTTAATCTTCTTAACTTGAACAGCAGAGCCATTCATAGTTTTAGCAGGAACAACAGTAACTTCATATCCATCACCTAGTGTTTGCTGAATATATTCCTGTAGTTCTTTTTTAGTAAATCCTTTTTGATATGTGCCTTTACTAGTAATTAAAGCTCCTGCCTCTTTAGCAGAGCTATTACCTTTACCAACATCAGAGGCGCTTCGTGTTTGGATAATGGCTGTTCCGCCTTCCTTTAATACACGACCAATATCTTTTACAATACCGACACGAACATCGGGCGGCACAACATTTAGAGTATTAAGACTTACAACATTTTCATAGCTGTCCGATGGGATGTCTGATGCCTTGTTGTAGTTAGGGTCAAAACCTTCTCTTGGGAATGGCTCATAGCTGTCAGCTTTTAATATGTCGGAGCCTAAACCTCTACCCGCACCAAAGTCGAGAGTTTTACCTTCCCCCAACAACGGAACTACTTTTTCATAAGTTTTTGTTGTACTTGTGATTTGAGTTTTCTGAGCATCAGCAGGGTTATAATCAGGTTCGTCTTCTGACTTAAATTGAGTTTCTTCTATTGTATTTCTGCCGCCGCCTGTCTCATTTAGACGAGCAAGAATTTCTTCTTTAGTTCCCTTGGTGTCTAGACCTCGTTGACGGGCTTCATACCTAAGCTCTTTAATAGTTAGGTCATTTAAATTTTCTTCGGGAACGAAGTCGTCTCCTGTGTCATCAGCATCGGCATTATCTCTGTCGTGCTTGTTGTCCGCTTCGTCGCGGGAACCGTTGATTTCATCTTCTGTAAGGTCTGACTTGTCGATAGCATCTTCTGTTGCTTCTTCTTTTGTCTTACCTTCTTGCAAGCCTTTGTTACGATTCTTAATCATCTTAACAGCCTTGAAGAATCCTACAGCACCACTTATACCTGCTTCTAAGAAAAAGCCTTCGATAACATTTTTGAATCGACCTTCTATCTCTCCTTCGTCTTCACCTTTCGACGCCAAGTACTCCGTAACAGGATTCCTGAGAGATTCATTCATATTAATTAAATTAGAAAGTCTCTCTTCCTGCGCATCGAACACTAAGAAATCTGCGGCAGCACCTGCGGCTACGTTTGTAGCTATTTTCTCTTTCTTAGATTTACCTAATCTTTTAACAGCCTTTAACTTACGAATTTCTGCGGGAGATAAATCCTTCGACTTTCTAGCAATCTTGAGTGCAGTCTTGCTACCAACTTTACCTGAGAGTTTTGCGAAAGTTCCTACACGTCCTAGTTGTCCTGCTACAGGAACGAAGCCTGTCATGAACTGTGCGACACCTTCAACTAAACCACCTGCGATTGTGTTAGAGCGTCCTAAGAATCGTTTGTTGTAATCAGGGAGAAGTTCATCTCCTGTAACCCAATCGGCTAGGTTGTAAATACCTTGTACTGCGCCTTCGACGCCTCTGAAGGGAGCCGCCAACACATCCGTGACGACGTTCTTATCTTCTTGTTGTCCTTGGAGAGGTTGGGTACTGCGCGAGGTTGCGGTCGCGCCTTTTACGATTTCGTCAATAGCCATAATTATTTAATGAAATATTTCTTTCTGTAATCTTCTTGAGATTTATTAAGTTCTTCGGGGGTTATTCCTAAGAGTTTCGCGAGTCGTGCGGCATCTTCGGGTGTATCAGCTAAACCATTTATCTTTACTGCTTTATAGCTGTTTTGAAAATAGTCTTTGTTGTAACGTATTCCAACAGCGTCGGATGCATATAAAGAACCTTCGACATTTCCCGACTCTATAATGTCTGCTACTTCTTTAGCGGTGTATCCTAAGAATGCTTTTGCGTTTTGATATTGGGTTACGTCGGTTTCGTATGCTTCTTGAGTCTTACGTCTTTTTTGACTGCCAGTTCTTGAACCCGCCAAGTCCATCGCATTAGCTCGTAAACCACCTATATTCTCTTCGACAACTTCTGTTATTTTTGAATACGCATCGGGAAGCAACTCAGAGCGATTAATATCTCCTGCTTCAGACTGAACGAATAAAGAAGAATTATTATATTGTTCGATAAGGTCGGATGTATAATCTTCAGGTGTTTCAAGAGGTTTACCTCCAATAAAACCTTTAGGACGAACAACTAACTCATCTTCTTTTGTTTTGTTTCTTGGATTACCTGAACCTTTCTTACGAAATGGTAATTTATTTTCAGTTATCTTGTCAAGGGCATTAGTAGCTTCATCAGCTACTGCTTTTACTCGCTCATCTTCAGCTTTAATTTCTTCTTGCTTTTGTAGCTTTTCAGAAGCGAAAGCTTTTAACTTTACTTTGAGATTCTCTTTAAATTTATCTGCGAGTCCACCTTTAGCGTTGAGTTGTTCCATAACCCAAGTGCCGCGCTCTTGTCTAGTTTTGTATCCTAGTTGTGTGGCACGCTCTAGTAAGTTTTGGTAACCTTGGTGATAAGTGGTACGCTCTTCGCCAATCATTCTAAGAACTTCAGGGTCGAGGTGTTGCTCTAATAACTGCCTTTCGTTTTGTGGTTGATTATAGAACGGTGAATTTTGTTTACTAACGTCGGGAAAAGAATCCCGTAAGCCTTCTATTTCAGTTAGTAGTAAAGTTTCTACAATCCGCATACCTGTATTGGCTTCGGTAGATACTTCGGACTTATCAACGAAGTCATTAATATCCTTAATTATCGTATCCATCTTTATAGGCACGTTGCGGTGTTCTGCTTCTAAGAACGCAATATAATCTCTTTTCAATGAAGGACTTAGACTTTCGTCATTGCTAACTTCTTTTATCTTACCGTCGATATAATTTTGAGTTTCATCGACGCCGCCTGTACCTTCGATAACAACTCCGTTTTCATCGGTCTGTCCGTTATAAATGGCATCAAATTCAGGAGTCATTGTATCCTTAAACTTATTAAGTTGGATGATTTCCTCGTCAATCTTTTCACGCTCGTAGGCGCGCTCTGTGTCATCAATCTTTTCTAACAGTTCATCCATTAAGACCGAGCCAATCATCTTTTCTGTGCCTATCGTTGTAATTCTAGCAATTTCAGTTAACGCTGTGCGCGCAAAGTCTGCATCTTCTGCTTTAAAACTTTCGGTTAGTTGCGTCATTACCTTTTTGGTGTCTGCAACATCTAAAGGTTCTAAATAGTTTAAGAATGTAGTTATCTTCTCTAAGCGAGCTTCTTTGGTAATAGTTGCATCCGTAGACGCGGCGCGTAGATTTGAAACTAAGCTAGGAATATAAACCGTGTCCTTGTGGTGGTCGCTAAATGTTTTAGGAAGTTCTAAAGAAAGCTTCTCTCGTAAATCTTTGGTTGATGCCAACAAACCTCTGTGGCGCAACGAGCCTTTCTCAAAGAGTTCCCCACCATCCATACCACCTTGTGCATTAAATTCATTTACTAAATTATCTGCCCAAGCTCTGTAAGCGGCTTCGTCGGGGCGTTGGTCGATAGGTAGCTCCTCTATCTGCTTTTTGTAGTCCTCAATCGCTGATAAACTATATTTTGAAAATTCTGTTGAAGCTGCACCGCCTACTAACTTTTCTGCATATATAGAAGCTAGGGGGTTTAAGCCATACTGCCCACGGAGTTGTGAGTTAATGTTCTTCTCGGTATTTTTTAAAGCTGTTTGTTTTTCATTAATGAGAGTTGTACGTTCTTCATCAGACAGTCCTTGAAAAGTTTCGGCAAACTCCATCTTCTGCATTTCCGTTTCAGCCATATACCCTTTGTGCAGACTTTGTAGCGCGGGGTTGAGCTTACTTAGAGAATCGGCAAGCATACCGAGTTGGCTCTGACTTGCTTTCTGTGTTTCCTGAACGGCTGTATAGGATTGACCGCCTTGTTGTATTGTTGGGCGTAAAGGCTTTTTAGCTAAATCTAAGGATGCTTGTACTCTGCCATCACTTCCACCAAGGAGACTTTTTAATGTTTTTTTCTTAGCCATAGTTTATCCGAGTGCCTCCGCTTTTTTCTCAGCATATAAGTTTTGTTTGCCTTGTCCGTATATAGTCATTGTTGACCCTGCAAGGTTAACCATAGAGCCTAAGTAATTAGGCTGTTGAATTGGTTTGTTAATTTTAATTAAATTATTTGAATTACGGAATCCTGCCTCAGTAAGCTGTAGTTGGTTATTAATACCTGTAAGACGACTCTGCTCGGCTACGGAGAAACGGTAGTCCGCTTCCTGCCTTGTGTAGTCATCCATAAGCGCATCTACGCTTAGTCCTGAGACTCCTGACTCACCTGCGGAAACCATTGCGGTCGAACGCGCGGCGGTAGCCTTCTTCTGCGACTCCTGTATATCCCTCGTCATCACTAAATCCTCCTGCGCTTCCTTCAGGCGCATCGCTGAGGCTTCACGCAGGTAGCGCTCATTCTCGCGCTTGGCGGCGGCTTTTTGTGCATCAGCTTGATTCCTAGCAGCTTGTTGCTGCGCCATCATCGACATAGCTGTAGAAGCTACTGTCGTCGCTAGACTGATTTTCATCATTGTAGCGGCTGTTATTGAGGTTGGTTCACACATAATTATTATAGATTGTAAATTTATAGAAAGTCGCCCCGTTAACATCTACGGGGTGAACTAGGGTAGCACCGCACCACATTAACCATCGTAGGGAAAAGTGGTTTTCGCTGTGTACCATGTTGGAGTATTTAGGGTATTTGGTTGTAATTTTCTTAATCCAAGGACGAGAAAATCTTATGAAGTCTGATTTGTAATCGTATATTTCATCAGTCCCTAGCATCCATATATATCCCTCATCTTTGTCTAGGGCGCCGACACCAAACATTGCACACGGTGTTTTGTCTTTAGTCAAGACGGTGTACGACTCATCATCGTATGATAGTCCCCGCGTCATTCCTTGGTCGGACTTACTACCTAAAAACTCAATTTCAGTCCTATCGGCACTTCGTAAATTGGTTGCAATGTGTCCCACATGTTCTTTAGAAGCGGGAACAACACTCACACCTGTTTGGTATTCTTTATTTAATAAATCAACCATATCGGTTAGACCTAGCATGAATAAACGATTCAAACTCGGCGCTCTGTAAGTTACACGGTAGTGCTGTATTATTTTCTAAGGTTATTTTAGCAGAGCTTGCTTTAGTAAATATAGGAAAGCGGAAGGCGCCGTCGGTAAGTTTAAACTCGTCAGGTAGCTGTGTGCCAATAACTGTAGGAGTAAACTCATTGATTTGCTCTTCTCTACCATCGGGCTGTACCTTAACCTTGAAGGACGCAGAGTTGTTAAAGAATATACTTCCGTTTCTTATTAAGAAGTCGTTCGCATTAGAAGGTGACTTTGAATTACCTGCGGGCGCTTTAAAAACTAAACGAGAGAACACATACTTCATAGAGTATTTTAGTCCTACATATACGGTTGTGGTAGCGCTCGGTGGCGAAGTAAGTGTTACTACAGAACCATTTACAGAAGACTCTAGGAGTAGTCCATCGTCGGTGTAGACCTGAACTGTATCTGTAGATTCAGGTGTGTAGGGTAATTGAATATCAGAAACTGCTCCACCTACCGTTGCGGAAATTCTCATATCTAAGTGTGTGTTGTAACCGCTTGGGTCTTGTCTACCTGCTTCTAAGAATATTCTTAATAAGTTAGTTTTACCGTTCTTAGATTGTAAGACATACAACTCTGAGTCAATAAATTTAATACCTCTGACAGCGCCTACTACGGAGAACTTACTCCAACTACTTAAACCTTTTTGTTGGTTGTTGAAAAAGTATTTATAAATGTATATATCCGTTTCCGAACCCGACGATGCTGTCGTACCACTTGTCATAGCAATTATCTGCTCTGAGTTAGAACCCGTCAAAGACGTTAAGTTGTTAGGAATATACTGAGGGACGTGTGCTGTGATTTCAACAGCGTCATATATATCCGCTGTAGCATTTATAGTAAATTCACGGACGCCACTAAAGCCGCCGCGTTGAAACGGGAAGTATAGGTAGGAACCCAAGGGTATCGGGTCTACACTCTTGACCGTATCGAAGTTAGTCACCGCTGTAACTGAAACTGATTTAGGAGTAAGTAACTCTCCACCCTTCAAAACAAACTGTGAATTATCTGAGAACAAGATTAAGTTTTCTTGGAAAGGCTGTGCGCTTCTTAAAGTTGTAACATTATTAGATGACACACTCACGTCGATAGGGTCGCCGTCGAGTAAGTCCGTTACCGTCGTCCTGAAAAAGTTATATGACTGAAGGTTAGCATTGGCATCATAACCACCAAAGCCTGCTTCCGACATAATAACAGTATCTTGAGCTAAGAAACCAAGTCGATTCTTATATTGAAATACGTTATTAATTTTATTATCTAAAAAGCTTGGATAGGGATTACTGTCTGTATCACCCGCCTTTAGTTTGTTAAAGGACATCCTGCGTATCTCAAACACATTAGGAGCGACGCTTACAAGTAGACGAGGCATTGTAGCTGAGTCTATTGTATCGTTTATTACTGCTCCCGCACATTCTACCCAAGAACCTTGACCGACGTCGCCGTCGGTAGGCTCGTTAGAGGCTGATTTAAACTCACAATAAAAATCATCCTGTCCTAATTCAGCATCTCCAATTACTTTTACTTTAAAATTGTGCGGAGCAATGGTGGGCAAATCAGCTAATGAAGATACTTCGCGATGAACAATTCCTATACCGTTTCCTGAAAGACCATCTACAGGTGAAACACTCAAGTCCTTTAGTAAGCTTAATCCTGATGGAAGTTTCTTATTTTTTAAAATTAGTAGATTATTTTCTGAGTTTTTTGCATCCAATACAAAATATGAATCTGATTGAGAATAAAAGTACTCTTCAATCCCTGATAATATAACCGATGAATCAATGACTGATGCATTGTTCCCACTTGCTGCTGCGCTTTGATAAGCCGTCCTTGATTTAAGGGTAAGAGGCGTGGTTGGAGTAGAAGGCGTTGAAGTGTCAGTTGTATGAATTACAGCATGAAAAGACACCACATCTAAATTAGAACCACCCCCGACGCCCGTATTTTGCATATAATTCCAATTTCCGCTGTTTTCAATAGCACCCGTTAATATTTGACCCTGTGCGCCTACGGTTAATACTTTAAAAGTGGGTTGAGTAATTATATTAACATCACCCGAAATAATTTGTTTATTAGTAGTATTAGATAGATAACTCCTAGATGGTGGGAGGGGTATATCAACAATATCGCCCGCCGTAAACCCTTTGCCTCGTAGTGATGAGGAGATGGTAAATGTATTTGTTACGTTATATCGCCTAGGGTTAGAGCCGCTGTATGTTTGTTTGAAGGTGATTAAAGCACTTGAGTCTTGTCTTAGCGTACCTTCAGTTGTAAAACCATATTTCTTTTTGTAATCGCCTTGTTTAATAAATATTAAAACATCGTCGGATACATCAGTCGTGGCTGTGGTTGTATCAATAGCAGTCTCCTGCTCTTTATTTAATAGGAACGTCGAGTCACCTATAGTTAAGCCTTTAAGATTTTCTTTTGCCTTTGTACTAGCAAAATATGTCCCTGTCGTATCCACTTCGTTGTTAGTTATAGTGAAGTCGGATGTAGTCTGCTCTGTAATCGTACACTTCACACCTGTATCAGCGTTGTGTATTCTTAGAGTATTATTATCTTGAGTGATACAGTATCTTTCTGCATCAGAACGCTTGTAAAGATGAAAGAAAGTATCTTCGGATAAAGCAGTATCAATTAAATTACTTGTCCCAACAAACTCCGCCGCAGGGCGTTTCTGTAGTCCTTCAACAACACTACTCAGGGCGTTCTCCTGCTCTTCACATTGTCCGTCATAACGAACAGCGTCAGGCTGTTGGGAAACCCCTTGTATAAGATTTGGGAGGGAAGTATTAATTAATGGCATTAGGATATGTCAGTATTTCGATTGATTCCAATTCTCTTTGCAACGTCGTAGTTGTCAAACATACTTCTATTTGAGTGTCCGCCATCGGCGTCCTCTAGGCGTGCGCGAGCTTGGTATTCGTCTCTAGCAATTAGACCTTCTAGTTCTTTACTTCCAACTAGACGTCCTTGGAAAATTCTGGAAGCGCGTAGTGTTATATATCTACGGGCTTGTTCATATAGTTCGTCCCATTCAAGATAGACAGTTGCTTGAACAACAACATCTTTTGAAAAGATATTTGTATTATTCTTTCTATCGAATAGGAAGTTACCACGCATGGTAATATCTATAGATTTGTCGATTGCATCTAACCAAAGTGTGTTAGCAGGAACCGATATACGCCCATCATTAGCAGGCGATAATGTAAGTTTAGGAATAGAGTTGAAGTGCCAAGTTTCACTTTGAACTTCTTTGGAGACTTCATTTAATGTGGCAATCGCTGTTGATGCCGACACAGGTAAAGCGACTGCATCGCTGATGGTTGACACAGGGCTTTCACCGATGTGTGCCAACATTGAGTTAACTGCTTCTAATTGATTTGTAAGTGTAGGCATATTAAAAAAAAATTATAAAAAAAAGCCCCCAAGGACACGAAAGGATAATGTCCGAGGGGGCTTAGTTTAAATTACGTTACGCTTTTACGCAGAACGCGGATTCAGGGCGAAGGACGCCATGTCCGACAGCGTACTTAGCAAGCATTGCTGTACCCTGTTTGGTCATGATGTACTCTTGCTCTACGGCGAGGTCAAGAAGCTTGACTGTACCGATAGCGCTCTTCTGTCCACCAAGAATTGGAAGAACAGTAGAGAAGTCCTTGTTGTATCCTGTACCACCACCATGAACGTCATTGTTCACGTTGTCAGAGTCAGTATCTGCACCTGTAGCAGCGCTGAGGTCTGTGCCTGCAATGCTTGAGATGTGATTAGACTTGACGATTGTGATACCTGCTAACTCAGCAATCTTACCTGTAGCTACAGAACCATTGCCTGCTGCTGTGTCGGTGTTGATTGCAATATTGTCAGTTGTTACCAACTCGTAGTAACGAGAAGGGTCGAGGATGACGAAACGGTCGTCCGAAGGAACATCGTTCTCGTCCATCTTCTGAGCGGCAGTACCAATAATCTTGATAATGTCCTCAGCAGCCTCAGACGCTGTGATGCCGTTGGCGTTTAGGTTGACTGTGATACCACCCTTAGCGCCATCGAAGGCTACGTCAGCAGCAGTTTCCGCAGCAGCAACAAGAGTCTTCATTGTTGCAAGGTCGAAACGCTTTGCAAGCGCGCGTCCTAGTTCTGCTGAGTATGTGCTACGAACGTCAAAGTGGGACTTTAGTTCGTCAATGTTAGCAACGAATGTTGCGGCGATAAGCATATCATCAATAGCGATTGTACGCTCACCGTGTTTGATTTGTTGTGCATAGCCGTTGCTTGATTCAAGAACGTCTTGTCCAACTGAGAAGTACTTCGCTTCTGCCGAACCAATAACAGGGAATTGGGCTTCCTTGCCACTAGAAATAGTGCGAACGGTATGAAGGTCTTTCATAACATTGCTCTCTTCAAAGGTGGTTAGGATTTCATTGCTGAATACTTTGAGAAACAAAGCATCTGCATTACCTGTGCCATTGATTTGACCTACGCGAGATACTGTATTTACGACACCATTTGCCATAGTTTTATATCTCCTTATTTAGGGGGTTATTATTATTGTTAGTTGTGCTTTTGTCTTCTCACACATTTCCAAGTATGTTATCCGTCGCAACGGGCATATATTTACTTTGTATAATTAAACGAAATTTATAGAAGAGTTTTACTTCTTCTTCTTTTTCTTAGGAAAGCCTTTTTTCATATTATTGTAGGCTTTGCTAGAAACTGTTGATTTTTTCTTAGACCGACTGATTCCTAGTCGTTTACGTCTATTAATATTTTCATATAGGCTCATAATTATCTACACTTCCATCTACGGAGAGCCAAAGCTTTACGCGTTGGTCTACCTTTTTTATCTTTCATGGCGCCTTTAGCGCCCTTCATGCGCGCACAGAATGAACGCTTACGTGCCGCCCTTTTACCTGTGGGCTTGCTCTCAGTTACAGGAGCTTTTAAATTACTACCTGTCTTAGAATTATAGTGTTTTCTCCCCGCCGCCGTCAGTCCGCCTTTTTTGGACTTGTGTTTTTTGGTTAGAGAGACACCTTTTCTTTTCACTATTTAATTTGTGAAGAGCCAAAGTAAAAACCAATGATGGCATAGAGGGCTTGTACCACGCTCGGATGGAGGAGGAATCCTTGTTGAGTTTCATAAACATCTCTAGCGAATATCCACCAACCTTTGGTAACTTCTACAGTTACGCCGTGTTGTGAAAATGCCATGATAAATGGAACAACAACGATTGCGAAAAGAACCGTAGCGACGATACCTCTACGCACCCAAACGCCACCGCGAGCCGCGGCTTTGTCAGCACTTGTATCTGCGCCTTCCTGTTTTCTTAACATGAGTTCGACTTGTGTTTGCTGTGCTTGAACCATAGTGCCGATAAGCTTAAATATAAAGCCACTCACGGCACCGCCAAACATGGGTAGTAGGGTTTCCATAATTTTATTAGATGTTAGATATTGCTAGTCGTTGTTCGACTTGATTTCGGTATGCAGGGTCTGCTGTATATTGTTTAGAACGCATAGCTTCAGTTACCTGAGCGCGCGATGTAAACGGAGCTATTGCAGCACCCGTAGTTGAGCCTTGCATAGGCTTAGGAGCGACTCCGCCTTTGTATTGTGCATACAAGGCTTTAACAGCAAACTTTGCTTGGTCTACTGTGCCACTCTCGACAGTCTCGTTGTATGCGGTGAGGTCTGCATCAGACAAGGTTTCCCCCGCCCACTCTGACATCGCTTCATACTCTGACTTGCCACCAATCTCGCTAAAGATGGCTTGAGATTGTTGTTCAATAATTGCTTCTTGTCCTGCAATGTATTGGTCAACCATATCTTTACCTAAACCAACTTCTGCGAGTTTCTCGTAGGTTGTTTCAGATAATTGTCCATTATCAGCAAATTCAGCGGAGGCATTTTCGATTGTGCCTAACTGCGCTGTCTCTTCTGCGGACTCCGTTGCTTCTTCTTCAGAAGTGTCTACTTCTTCGCCACCAGATTGTTTACCTTCTAGTTCTGCGTAAGCATTAGCCATGTCTTCGGCTGACTGAAATTTCTCAGGGAGCCACTCAGGGCGGTCTTCTGAAACTTCAGGTGTTGTTCCTTCAGCGACTGCTTCAGGATTTTCTGTTGCTTTGGCGTCGATAGCCGCAGCTTCCTCTTCAAGAGTAATATTCTCTGAAGAAGTGTTGTCGTTAATTTCGACTTTTTCGTATTCTGCCATAATTACTATACCTTGCTATGTTTGTTTTTGAGTTATTGTTCTTCTTGTTGAACGTCGGGGTCGTTCGGTAAATCAGCGAGCGCCTTAACTCCTGCGGGCGCCGCCTTTTGTAGTAGCTGCATTTGCTGTGCTTGCTGTTGTTCAGCTTGCATCGCCTCTGCATCTTTGATTAGCCCGTCGGTTTTAATACCAAGAGCGGTTGCTCTACGGGCAAAGTATTCATTTACATTAACAAACTGTGCTACAGCTTCAGCACCGACAATTTGCGCGGCGCCTGCTAAGAACAAGTCTAGCTTCTGTAAATCATTACCACGTCCTAGAGCTTCGACACCTGTAATGATAACAGGATTGACCACATCTTTAGGCAGCTTCGGTAATTTCTTAGTCTTATTAAGGACTGATAAAAGTCTATTTACCAAAGGTAGTTGTAATTCATTACTTAACAACGAATACAATCCACCTAAGGCGCTCTCTAGCTCTTGAGAGAGCATTCTAATTTCTTCGGCTGTAACACGCTCTGCGTTACGAACAACTCCTGAGGTAAGGAGGAAAGCCTGTCCGAGTCTGTCCTTGATGACATTAATAGTCTCTTGGGCGACTCTGAAGTCGTTAGCTTTCTGTGTCTGCAATACTGTGACGTCCGCAGCATTCCCCTGTACGATAGAACCGTTGTCGGCTTCTGCTAACACCTTGCCACGGGTCGTTCCGTTAGGATTAACCAAGAACAACGTCTTAGCGGCAATCGCCGAGCCTTCGACAATAGCTTGTGTCAAAGCTTCTAGGGACTGTAGGTCGCCGAGATATTCTTCTACATATCCTCGACCATAATCTTCTCCGTCTATTTTTGAGAATCGGAGAGCAATGAAAGGAGCTTTGTTAATATCGAACGTGCCTTCTGTCTCAGGGATTCGTACGCCATTAATATCTTGGAACATGTGCCATTTATTGCCTTCTCTAATGCAAGCAGTAAAGAGTTCACATTCTTCGCTAGGCGCTTTACCTGAAGCAAGAGATGCTTGTTTAATTTCGTCAGAGAGTGTTTCATAAGATACTGTTTCCTTGGTTGCGATTTTTATTACGTTACCCATCGGGTCGCGTTTGATGACATATCGGTCTAGGTGGAATACGCGCATACCGCCATCTTCGGGGAGATATATAAGAGCGTTACCTGTGACCACTAATTGTTTAAGAGCTTCGTGAACCCCTACGCGATAAGACTGTTGTGAGATTTCACTCATCACCGTTTCTTCAACTTGTTGTAGGGACTTCTCTATTTCAGAGATAAGAGCTTCGTCGGCGCCTTCTTCCTTGATTGCAAAAGAATCAATGTTAAGGCGAAAAAATGGGGCGTTAGGTGGCAGAAGAGCCAATAGTAATTTAGATGCAAGGTTGTTAACTCCACGCGCACCTACGCCCGCAAAAGGTGTGTCTAGTCGGCTAGATGCCCCGAAACCTTCTTCGGGCATGATGTAAGGGAGTGTAAGTTTGGAGGCTGTGCGCGCTCTATCCAAATAGGAGTTTCTATCCCCTTCACATTTATGGTAGATTTGCTCTGCTGTTTGATAATTCATATTTATTCGCCTGAATCAACGAGTTCTCCGTCAACTTCAGGTTCTTCAGTTTCAAATTCGGAGGCTTGGATATCAAATCCTAGTTCTCCTCCTTTAGCTATAATTTCTTCAACCGTAGTCTTTAAAACTAAAAACTCTTGATTAGTTGTAAGGGTAGAATCCGCACCTGCTATTCCTACGGTGTAAGCAGTCTGCGCCTCATCATAAGTAAGCCAATAAAGTTCATTTGTTATTTCTACTTCAATCATAAATATTCTACTCCTCCACCATCGTTAATTGTTCCATTACCTAACTTTTGTTTAAGGATGTTACGCGCTTTATATCCCATATATAAGGAATTATAAAACTGTCCGTGTTTAAAATAATTTGATTTGGATTGTGTACTCCCTGTTCCTGAGTGAAAGGTCATTGCAGAACCTTTAGGGTCTTGAATGTTTTCAGACCACCTAAGAAGTAATTTAGTGTAATCTAAGGTTGTCATAGCCGCCTTCCAAAACATTTGGTATAGGTTAGTTACACGTCTTACGTCTAACTTATCACAGTTAACATTAAGTTTTTTATTAGCTTGATTACTTGGATTGTTATTTCTAAATGTACCGCTTAAATTCGTTAGGTTATCAGATTTAAAATTAAGAAAATCAACATCTGTGAGTGCTGAATTTTCTGCAAAAGTATTGTCTAATGAGCTAACCACTTCTGTACCGTTTTGCGTTTTATAACTAACTTTAGTTAAGTTAGGATGATTTTTAAATCTATAATTAAAACATTCAGGGAACCAACCATTATTACCAAATTTAATCTCTTTAATGTTATCTTTCCAAAGATGCGCGGCTACCCTAGTAGGTTGAATTACAGGACAGTAACCTCTAATTGTTATTGTTGGAGTATAAAATGCCCCTTGACCAACTCCGTGGTCATCAAATGTATAAACATGCAGACAATTAAAAGACCTACCTTTATATTCATTCGATGTCCCATCACCCCAATCAACATGAAAATGAAAATGTTTAGGAAAGTAAGCCAAAGGATTATCTTCGCCACTCACTACGGGTAATCCTGTAGCACTATAAGGGACTTTAAAGACAGGTATTTTTACAACACGTTGAGTATCCGAAGAATATAGTCGATAAAAACTTAGTTTAAATTCAGTTCCTGAGCCAAACCCATTAACACCTGCACACGGTTCTTTTGTTACAGGACGCGCCTGAGGGCTAATTTGATACATTAATCAAAATCTTGAACTGATGTATAAAACACGGAAGCTGAATTAGCGTTCGTTATTTTAATCCGTAAACGAGGTGCATTTGTCTTGAATATAATACCGCCAGACGCAGATAAAGAACCGCCTACGATATCGTAGAAAGTTCCATTTATATCTTGTTGTAGGGTTACAACAGCATTCTGCCAATTAGTTGTTTGCACTAGTATATCGCCTTCACCGCCATGCCAACTAAAAGGTTCGCCGACGGTGTTGCCTGTATATTCTTTTATAGATGCGCCCATATTAGTAATTTACTCCTGAACCACCGCTGACACCTGTGTTAACAGAGGGGCGGGAGATACTTAGAGATTTAGTACCACGAGATTTACTACTTTTACGCGTCAAACGCTGAGAGCGGTTGTCTAGCTTCTTCACCTTTTTTACTGGAGGAGGAGGCGGCGCTACTGGAGGTGGCGGGTCGGGCATTTTGGGGGTTGACATACACATAATGATTTTATTCCATTTTTATGATATTATTTGTTTGTTCTTCTCTCTTAGAGATTAGAAAGCGAATAACGGAGCGTTGTCCGCTATAAAAGTCCATATCCCGTTGGTCTACCCGTTGAGTGAAATCCTTCATAGGAAAGACTTCTTCAAGCGACTTTAATAAGTCTTCGGGGACAATCGGGAAAGGCAACTGCATAGCATCTTTCATATAAGCCTACTTTCTTGGGGGTTTTATGTCGTTTAGTTCTTCAGGAAGGTGTCCTTCTTCAATCCATTTCTTAGTCTGAATGAGGCACATAGCGTTCCATATGATGGCGCCGCCGTGGTCTTCAGCGGTATCGTCTTCCATAAGCTGCCATAGGTGTCTGTATAGACTGTCTATATAACGACTCAGCGGAATACCCTTCTGCCAATTATCTCGCCCATACTTTGTGGCACCATCTTCAAACCTCTTAGAGACGGCTCGCAAAGCTTCGATAGGAATAAGGGACGGCATCCCCTTTCCACTCATTGCGTCGCGTACCGCTCCTGTATCGAACTCAGAGCGCGCCCCTGAGTCGGGTAGTGTTGAGTTAACTTTTTCCATAAGGTGTCCATAGGTTGATTGTTTTTGTTTTGTCACAATAGTCTCCTTTCTGGAGAATGTATGCTAACTGAGCATTCATAAGCGCGTCGGCTTCTGTCTGCCCCTTCTTCTCGTATTGAGCTACAACTGTATCCCAAGTGTAGCCATCTTTATCTAATAGCTTCTTAGCTGTAATAAGCCCTACGCCCGCACAACCTGCATAGCCGTCAACGCTGTCGCCTGCTAGGGTTTGTATGAGGTGGAACTGTCGGGCTTCTTCTTTTGTATTTTTAATATACTCATCCCTTAAATGATTATACCATTTTATAGGAAGTGTGTTGAAGTCCTTGTCACCACTCACCGCTGTATATTTTCGCGGATGTTTAGTACATAGGATACCGCACAAGTCATCCGCTTCCATATTCTCAGCGATGGTTGACGTATAGTTATTACAAGTGAAGTCCCTTACCCATTGCAGACCCATAGGTTTTCTCTTACCTTTACGGTTGGCTTTGTAGAGAGGAAACAACTTATGTCTGAATGTCGTTTTAGGAGAGAAGATAATGTGAACGTCGTCCACCTTAGTCTTCTTCTTTATATTATTAATAAAAACAGACACCTCTTTCATAAGGCTAGACTCTGTGGTGTGTAGTGTCCACAAGTCCTCAGTCCATTTTGTTTCTACTTCGGAGGCAAAGCAGGCGCGGTACGCCATCATATCTCCATCAATTATCGCTGTTCTGTGCATGGTGTATAGTGTTTTTGATTACTTTAATTTCCTCTAAGACTTCATCTTCTAGGAGTTGTAAATCACCTAACTCTTTAGTGATTTCTCCTAGCTTTATTCTCTTCTTTTCTAGGCGGGCTGTAAGACCCTCTAGGTAGGCTCTATTTAAATCGTCGTTGTAGTCGATGGGCATTAGTGTGTCTCCTTCCAATTAAGACCTATTGAATATTCACCATCTAACGGACAATCGAAATCTAAAGTCTCTCCTGCGTGTTTGATGGCGTCTACGAATTGCTGACCTAGTTCGTCAGCGTCATCGGCGTTACAACTAAACTGCACTTCGTCATGGACGTTAGCGTGCATGGTATAAGGCTTAGTTGCTGTATTAACAAACCCGACCAGAGCTTGTTTCATAATCACCGCACCTGCGCTTTGTAAAAGTAAGTTAAGGGCGGAGTGCGGCGAGCGGCAAGGGAGCTTCCTTCCATCTAGCCCGCGTAGTTGTCCGTATTGTTTAACTTTACGACGTACAGCGTCTGTTAAATAACGAACAGCAGGATTCTTTCTCATGAAGTTTTCTTTGAGGCGGGCGCCTTCGTCAGCAGAACCATTAACAATGGAGCCAATCTTTGCATCACCTGCCCCGTAGAGCCACGCGTAAATGAAGGTCTTAGCGTCGCTACGTGTAGGTAGTCCTGCCGCCTCTTGGTTAGAAGTGTGGACGTCACCTTCTGTTACAATCTTTGCGTAGGCGCCCTTATCGTAAGATGCCAAATATTGTGCAAGACATCTAAGCTCTAAGCCTGAAGCATCCGCACCAACTAATACTGAACCTTCGGCAGCAGTAAACAACTCACGACACTCAGCGCCGTAGGGAGAGTTAGTCGAGGGTATCTGCCCCATGTTAGGGCTTCGATGTGAACAGCGTCCGCTTACGGTTCCGTTAGTATTAACAGAGCCGTAGATGTGTCCGTTGCGCTCTGATGTTAACCACGCCTGCTTACCTTCTGATATGGCGCCTAGTCTTTTAGATACTAATAAGTATTCTAAGAGCTTCTCTGATTGCTCTGTGCCTATTTCTTTGAGGACAGCCTCATTGATTGCAGGGCGCTTACCTTCAAAGTAATCAGGTTCCCAACCCGCCTTCATAAGTCTGTCAGCGATTTGGTCACGACTATTAGGATTGAATGGTATAGTCCTAGTCTTGAAGTCTCCCTTCTTACATTGCTCAGGTTTGTAGCCCGATTCAATCATAGCTTTCTTTGTGGGGAACTTATTGCCCGCAGGGTCTACCCACCAACGACTCTTGAGCGTCTCTACAGAAGATTCAAAAACTTCCTGTAGCTCAGAGTCTAACTCTGCGCGGCGCTCCATGAGTTGTTGATTTAGTTTTTCTGCCTTCTTTACATCGAACGGGAAACCATTGTATTCCTGTTGACGTATGATGATAGCGAAGTCGTGTTCTAGCTTTACCATCTGCGCGCTAGGGCTTGAACTCATTAGCCAAGTGTAGAGCGCATTAGTGACACGCACGTCCTGCTCGCAGTAGTCCTGCATTTGATGTGACCACTCAGACCAATCTGAAGTTTCGCCAAACTCACCTTTGTGTAAGTCTAAGCGATGTCCCCAAGCTTTTAGAGAATGAGAACCAATTAACTTAGCAGGGAAGTTATCTCTTTTGAAATCGTCGTTGCGTAAGTCTGGATAAATACAACGAGAAAGAATAACCGTGTCAGTTAGGTTAGGATGCCCGAAGCCATATAGCTTGAAGAGCGCGGGTATATCAAAGTTTACAATGTTGTGTCCGATAATTTCATCGGCTCCATTGAGCATTTCGATACCTTCGTGTATATTCCCTCCGCCTTGATTATTGAAGGAGTGCATAGTCCCCTCGTTGCGGTCGAAAATAGATAAAACGAAAACTTCCTCTAGGTCACTTAGTTTTGCCCAATCGGTTATTCCGTTTGTTTCGATGTCTATAATATATTGTGTCATGTGTTTTTATTTTTTTTGGTGTATGTGTGATATTAAGGTGTTCAAAGGGAGAAGAACTCCGACTGATGTGTTATTGTCTCCTCCCGTTCTTTCTGAGTCTGTACCTTTGAGAGGTTCAATGAGAACTCTGAGTTTCTCTGTTTCAATAAGCAAGAACAAATCTTCAACTTTAAAGCACCAATAATCCGCTTGAGTTGTACTGATGCCGCTGTCTTTCCCTCTGGATTTAAATTCGATAAATAAGTTGCCCGTAGTCTTAGCTTTGAAATCCGTTTTGACTTCAACCTTCTTGTTTTCAAAAATGTCGCCAAGAGCTTCTTCGGCAACCTTACCAACAGCAAGGTCATACTTAAAATTTGAGTTATAGTGCATAGTTTAGAATGGGTCATTGTTATTTTGCGGGGTTAGGGATGTAATTTCGTGTATGCGTCCTGAGTGCGGATTAAAGACAACATCGCAAGCGAGTCCTGTCTCTCCTGAAAATCTATTCTTGAGAACTCTGAGCTTAGTAACATTACTATTCTCTTCGTCTTGTAGGTTTCGTTCGCATCCTATGACTCCATCAGATAATTGACCGATGGAATGACTTCCTCTGAGGTGCGCTAGGCTAGTCGTTTGCCCCTCTTCGTGTCCACGTCCCTCAGGGCGCTTCAGGTGACTAACAAGAATCATTCCAATGTTAGCTTCTTCAACTAACGAACGAAGGCTTGTCATGAGGTTATCTAAGATGCGGCGCTCGTCTCCGTGTTCTTGTCCTAGTCCTGATATAGCTAGACTGATGTGGTCTAAGAAGATGTAGTCACACTCCAATGCTTTAGCAAGGTAACGAACTTTGTTGACGAGGTTGTCAGATTCTAGTGAACCCCAATGGTCATAGAGAAAGAACTTTCCTGAGCCTACGGTCTTAGCGAAGGCTTCGTTGTAAGCATCATCAACTACAATTGGGTCGAGATGTAAGAGCTTATTCATCTGTAGTCCTATAATAGAATTAGCTGTGCGCTCTATGCTTTCCTCTAAGGCGATGTAGCCAATCTTACTGTCTGTAGTAGTTAGAATATGGTGTGCAATCTCCTTGCAGATTTGCGATTTACCCACACCACTTCCCGCACAAAAGGTTACAATCTCTCCCTTACGACATCCGCCGCCAGTCTTTGCGTTAAGCCCGCTAAAGGGATAAGGAACGCTCTGAAATACCTTAGGATTAATTAATCTATCGTAGATGGATGTACCCGCCACGATACCATCGGGAGTCCATACTTGTGCATCCCAAAAGGAAGACACCAACTCTTTAGCTCTACCTTCAACTAACATTTCGTTAGGGTCTTTAAGAGCTATCTTGGCAATCTTAGATTTACCGAAAGGGAGAACTTGGGCGGCTTCCTGAGCGGCAGCTCTGCCTACCTCATCCATATCAAACATAAGAATGACTTCCTCAAATGAATCTAACCATTCAAGGTGGCGCTGAAAGATACTCTTAGCGCTCGCGGCGCCATTAGGTAAAGAGACAACAGGATACATAGCTTTACCGCCACCTAGTACCTGAGCCATTGTAAGACAATCAATCTCTCCCTCGACTACAGTAAGTTTCTTACCGCCGTTAGGAAAAAGATGTTGTCCGTAAAATTGTTTAACGTCTCCAAGACAACTGAATGATTTATCCTCAAAGCGTAGCTTCTGACCTACCACTTCTTTTGCATCGTTTCGGTAGGTTGCAACGTGGCAAGGTTTACCATTTACGGATGCTATTTTATAATCGTAACGTCGGCATATATCTTCGTGCAACTTTCGTTGCGGTATTGGGAGAACTGTTCCTGAGATGAAATTAGTATTTTTAGGTGTCGGTGTATGTGTGTTCAATGTGTCTCTAGTGTTTGATGGTGTAAACGTATCGCAGGCAAAACATTTTGTTGAGCCGTCGGCATTCAATGAAAGGGCATCTGTGGAACCGCAATCATCGCAAGGTAAATGTGTTTTTATAAAATCCATGAAGAAGGAATTACTTTCTCGCACCAAAGAAATCCTTTCTTATCACACCAAGCGGCGTAGGTTGTTTTAGACTTCTTTGATAATTTGTTATTTGCATTTAAGAAACAAAAACGAATATCAGCATCGGGATGAGCCTCCCGTACTGCAAGGTGTTTGGTTCTGTCGCTAGGTTCCCAAAAGCCTTTCGCTTCCACAATGACCCCATTCGGTAGAATGAAGTCAGGCGTGTAGACGCGCTCGACGGTGTAAGGTAACCGCAAGGTTTCGTAGGAGAAGTTGACCTTAGCTTGTTCAAGAGCCAACGCCAACCTCTCCTCGAAACGGGAGCGATACTTAGAACGGGGCGGCTTCCGACGGTTGTACCTCATCTTCTTCCAATACATCACCAAAGGTTTCTCCTGAAGCGGAGTAACCCTCCGTAGCCGTAAAGCCTGTTTGCTGATACTCTTTTAACTCAAGTATCTGAACAGCTTTTAGGCGCAGGGTGTATCCGAAGCCCTGCGAAGGAACAAACCATGTGTATGGCGTAACACTCATTTTTAATTTAGTGCCACTACCTATCTTAGGCTCGTGGGTGATGGGTTTTACATTTGCATCATAAAGAGCAATCTTAAATTCAACAACGCCGTCAGGGTTGTCGGCGGTTGGTGCAACATTAATTTTTGCCGCTTGCTTTGCGAAGATTTCAAACTCGCCATCATCATTAATTTTGACGGGTGTGTTAGCGCGTTTGACTTCTTTACCTTGTGCGGTGCAAGTAGCTTTGTATGCTTTCTCTACGATAGGGTCTAGTTGAGCTTGGAACGCTTTGAAGTCGTCCTCACTAACTGTGATACGACAGCTATATAAGCCATCGGCGTTGAACTTTGTGTCAGGTACAATCAACTTTGGGTAGATTGAAGTTCCGATTCCTGTTGTTAGGGTTTGTGCCATATTTACTATTTTCCTTTATTGGGTTTATTATTGTTGTGTATTCTCATTACGAGAAGAAATACTCGCTTTCCTCGACTGACTTCGGGTCTAAGTTTCCGTAGTCGGGTAAAAGCGGAAATGAAATTCTAGGATGTTGTTCTTTTAGTTGATGAACGAAATCTTGGAGGAGGTCAACACTAAACAACGATGAACATTCTTTTCTTATAATTTTATTGAATGCCTCACAATTAGGAGCGTGTGTTCCGTATGAGTCGTGAATCATACTAAAATCCCAAACGTCCGCTTGAGAATTTGCTGCTAGCACAGCTTTCGTAAGTAACGAAGCATCAATGGAATGCACAAAATTAGGGCTGATTCCTTGCTTGCTCTTTTTAACTGATACCTTGTCGTTCTCCTTACGGAAACTTACATAGGTTGCTGTACCGCTTATGTTGGTTTTGACTTCTTGATTACTAAAACCAAAATAACTTTGTTTGACAGGGAAGCCTGTAGGCGTCTGCCATTTTATCGCTTTGCCTTCTCTAGCTATACGCCCTGCACACTCTTTCAACCAATTCATACACTCGGTAGGCTTCTGTAAAACTTCGTGCATCGCTCTCCAAGCTAATTGTGCTAAATATCCTGTAACGGCATAGCGTTCGGATTCAGAGAAAGGATTAATTAAATTTTTCTTACGCAGTTTGTCTTGATACCACTCGTCTATGTATGCACGACAACTATAAAACGTAGAGCCGTATGGCAGCGTCATAACAGGGCGCTTTAGAGTTGTACGGTCGATACCAAAGTCTAACCACTTGCGAGATATCTCCGTATTATCTGTTTGTAAATATTCTTTTACCTTATCAGCAATATCTCCGTAGATGTCTTCGGGAGTAGCAGTTGGTAGAACATTTGTGGACTTGGCGCCATGTTCGTCGCGCATTAATAATGATAGTATCTGAAGTCCGTTGTTGGTGGCATCCATAGATACAGGTAGGTGAGTATTTAACTTACCGTTCCTGCAATACTCTGCCCACTCAAAACACCACGCTAAGAACTGCCACGGCTTATCCGCATGTTCATATTCTCGACATTGCGTTGGATTGTCTGCTATCTTGAGCGCGGTGCTTTCAAAATCATATGCCCACGTTTCGCGTTCATCTAAACTTACCTTGTCATTACCCCAAAGGTTTGCTCCGTGTATGCCTAACCATCGCGCATCTTCTTCGTTTTTAATCTTAACTGAGCGAGCGAAGTGTAGTAACCCACGGGCGTAGTCGGCTGACTGAACATTCAGGAATGATGGGATAGAATAAACACGACCCCTGAAATCACATTGGTGGGGCATGAAGAATCTTTCATCTTTAAATTTATTAGCTAAGAACAAAGTCTTAGCAACTAACATACGCCGTGACCGTGTAGACAAATTAAGCTGATAAATCTTAGCCGCCTCACGGCGCCAATCTCTGTTGACGATGGCGTCAGTTTTAAAGTCAAGGGGAATGGGCGGGAACGATTCATCCTTACGGTTTGGGAGTTCACCTATAGACAAGTTATTGTCCCACGCCCATCTCATGGCTTCCAATACTTTACTGTTAACCCGCCAAGGGGTCTGTTGTATAAGGTTAACAGCTTCCATCGGTTCTTTTATCTCGCCTTGGATGTCGCGGAGGAAGTGCATATCCGTAGTTTTGATAAAAGGTAGACTAGGTAAATGATACCCTTCAGTATTGTAGCCCCCTTCAAAGACATTGTTCTGCCACGGTCGAGGGAGTTCGACTGTGGGAAGCCAAAAAGGCTCTAAAAGTTCTCTGTCTTCGTTGTAGTCTTCAATCCACTTGAGAAGCTCTGGAGTCGCGGAGACGAACCTCACAGGCTTTTTTCCACGGGTTTTTAAAATATAAATATATTCTATTATCCCTGTCGTAGACCGAAGAATCTCTACCATGTTTACGCCCATATTGAGCTTGTCGCGGATTGACCACTTAACCCACTCAGGCATCAAGCCTTTCTTCGCTTCGTGAGCCATTGACCCACGCACATGGCGAATCTTTTGTTTCTGTCCTTTGCGGCGCTTGGCGCCTAGTAGAATACCTTTGCCTTTTTCTTCGTTGTTATCCAACAAGAAACGACATCTAAGTTCATTCTCTACCTGCGCGCCGAGGTAGATACCTACCTGCGCTAACGGACGATTCTTGGTAATGCTGTCAAGTATCGCTTTGATACTGATATAACCAATAACCTTTGCATCTAAATCTTGTGTATCTATTTGATACCGCGCCTTGCGGTCGTAGAAAGCAACCTTCTCTTTCCAATCTTCGATACCTTTTGTAAAGTCAGGGAGAACACCACGCATCAATCGTTGACCGTAGTTCGTTTCTATTTCCGCATCTCTTTTCCTTGCGGATTCAACCTTACCCCTGTATCTTCCAACCCCCATGCTCTGCATGTCGGCATTTAAAGTCTGCTGTGTAATATCCCCCATAATCACAATATTGACTATGGTTTGTCATAGTGTCAATAGTATTTACATATGTGCAAATAATATTATATTGTGTACAATCGTTATTTAACAGGTGTTTTCATATATGAAACTACTGCGCGAGACTGGCAGCGTAGAGGTCAGGGGTTCGACCCCCCTTGGCTCCACCAAAATCATTGAAAATCAACGATAATTAGTTTCACATATGAAAACACCATGTCAAAAATATTGTCAATTTGTCTAAATAAATGACAATTTGTCAAAAGATTGTCAAAGAATTAGTCAGCTTCGATACCGTTTTGTAGAAGCCTCTCCTTCATTCGTGCAATCTTTTTCTTTAGCTTTTCGATGTCGCTGTTAAGCGTCTGGTTTTGCGTAGTTAGAACATCGCACATTTTTGTCATTGCGTTTAAGCCGCGCGATAACACTTCTTCTGAGGTTTTATCAAACATATATTTGTTTTTATTGTTGTTGGTTTCTGAGTTCGTAGAAATTTGGGTAGTTAAAAGAGCGTCGCCATTTATGATAGCAAGAGGATGATACAAGGTGAGACTCACAGGCTTCCTTAGAGGACATCCCTTCAAGACGTAGTTTATCTATTGCGTCGCAAAGCTCACGACGTTCGTCATCATCGGAGCCACTAGTGAGATGACTAGAAAGCTTACTTAGATACTCGTCTGTCCCGTGTTCTTCTCTGAAGCGCTCGTTGTCTTCGTATTCCTTTTGAATACGTTGTTCAGCATAGGTAATAAAGGAGCTAATCTGCTCCGCAGTTGATTCATATGACATAATATGTGTGGGTTTATTGTTCTAGTGCTTCCAAGCCAACCATCAATCCATCAGGTGCAAGCTTGGCGTAAATCATTGTAGTTTCAATCTTAGAGTGTCCCATCCAATCTTTAACGACTGTAATAGGGACTCCGCGTTGAACCATCCTACTCGCGCAGGTGTGGCGGGCAATATAAAAAACAAACTCAGGGTCTTCATTATTCAAGAAGTCTTTCAACATATCCCAATGACGTCTGCATTGTCCCTTTTCCCAAAACTCCCACGGAGATGTTTTGTTGTGCTTCTGTGCATATTCAAATGCAGTATAAGCGCGAGTCGTTAAGGGGATACTACGAGCGCCCTTCGTGCCTGTCTTAGATTGAGAGGCTTTGATGTCTGCTATGTAGCATTCACGGTTAGGGTCGAAGCGTATCTGATTAGCTTTTAAACGCCTTGATTCTGATGGGCGCATGCCTGTATCAATCGACCAAAACAAAAAGTGTTTGAAAAATAAAAAATCTTTCTGAGTGTTGTGCAGCTTGGCATCTAAAGTATCCATTGCATCTACAATTTTTTCTTCTTCTTCAACTGACCAAAAGATTAATCGCTCATTGTTCGTAGCGAACCGAGGTATCTTTGGCAAGGCATCTACCCACCCACGGTCGTGTCCATACTTCAACGCTTGTTTGAGCATACCTAGCTTACGATTAAGTGTGGCGGGTTTGTATCCTAGTCTTTTTAAATGCGTAACATAATCATCCATGTGAGTTGTTTGTAAGGTGCGCGCGGAGACGTCGCCGAAGTATTCGTTTAACTTCTTTATCTCATACAAACAATTCTGCTCTTGCTCCATGCCTTGCCAAACATTTGAGAACACAACGTCAAGTAAGTCTGATAATGTCTTACCTTGTTTAGTTCCTTCTACAATATCTTGTAGAGAGAGGTTTAAAGCTATGCGGCGTTTCATTTCCGCTTCCCAAGCAACTGCTTCTACTTCTGTGTCGAAGCCTTTACGGTGGCGAACGCCTGACTTCATAAAGTCTGCTTGGTATTGGTTTCCTACTGTTCTAATACTCATGGTGTCAATGTGTTTAATAAGTCTAACTTCAAGGCTTTTCCCTTTTCGGTTAGACATAGGAGTCTGTGGCGCGCATCGTTAGTGTCAATAGAAATCTCAACAACACCTACATTAATTAAAGTTTTACATCCGCGTGTCATTCGTGTCGCGGTGATTTCCATGTCGTTACGCATATCAACAATAGATATTTTGTTTTTAGCACACAACACATACCAAAATATTTCGATGGTTATGAGGTCTACATTACCTATCTGCTCAAGGAGGATTTTTCCTCGTTGGATGGAAGCAGATGAGAAAAGCCCATCGGAATGCGTAAAATCGAACTCTGTATTCAAGAACCCCTTTAAAGTTGTTTCTAACTCTTTTGACATCATAGAATCTCCCTTTTCTATTCTTTTCAGTATAGCAGATATTTTCATAGCTGTAAATATACCAAATTGTGTAACCAATATTGTACTTCATGCTTCCTCCTATACAGGATTCATAACATGAACGAATCAATTGACTGATTCATGAGAATTTTGAATCAATGCAGTTATAACATATCTAAGCATGCTTACACAAATGAAATTTTTACGTATATGCAACTATTTGGGCATGCGGGCGTTTGGGCATGCGGGCGTTTGGGCATGCGGGCGTTTGGGCATGCAGCGCTCCCCCTGCGGCGCGGGCGGCGGCGGCGGAGATTTTGGAGCGCTTCGCGCGCTCAAAATGATAGTCACCTCCTGCGACCGATAGGGAGCCTAGTTAGAGCCTGAGCGGCGACTGAGCGCCTAACTAGGGCGACGATAGGAGCCTAGTCAAGCCCCGCAGGGAAAATTTTTTTGGGGACGTGAACGACTCTTGGAGGATGTGCGGTGATAGTGCGAAAAAAGGCGCGCCCCGATTTGAGACGCGCCTTGCATTATTATTATTACGAGATTGAAATTAAAACAATCATCAATGAGACGCCCGCAATTGCTAGCATTAAAGGAATAAGCATTTAGTGTAGTGGGTAATCAATATTAGTTAGTGACTTGTCCCAACATTTGCGGCATGTCATACAACGCCCGCCTTTTTCTTGAGCGTCGCAGATGTGCGCGGAGTCGGTAAAGTCGACGGTCGACGTTTGAACGCCCAACGCCTCGGCGATTGCCAAAGGCGGAGCGGTTGCCTTAAAATACGCGGATAAACGTATGGTAAGGTTTTCGGCTACGGTGTCGGAGTCCGTGAATTGCTGCACGATTTTATACTCGCGAGAGGGTAGCCAAAACTTAACAGCGGGCAACGCAAGCGCGATTTCATTGATGGCGCGCAAGTGTTCGACGCTTTGCAAGTCGCCGCTATCGTGCCACCGAAAAAAGCCGCTTGTGTTTGTGTTGTGAATTAGCAAGGTCATGTCGGCTTGCCATCCTTCGAGGTCTTGCGTCACTCTGTCGAATCTTCGTTGCAAGGCGGCTTTGACTGTCGGCATATTATAAAAACCTTTGAGCGCGTAACAATTCGCGCAAGTGCTTTTTCCCGCCTTGCGGAGTTTCGAGCCTGTCAAACATTTCTGAGCGGGTAGAGAGTAACCTTCGCAAGGCATCTTTGACGGCTTCGACAAGCCACCGACGCGCGCGGAAAGTTCTTTAATCTCTGGCTTTGTTAGTGTTTTCATGATTCGACGGGCGGCGTGTTGAAGCTTGTTTGATTATTTGCGATACCATCCTGCCAAGGGTCGTTTTGTTTTTCTATTTCTGCGCGGTCAATATGTTTTTGAAGATTACGGAGCCAAGTTGCGCGAGTGACTTTCTTATCGTATAACTTTAAAGGTGCGGTCAGTCTTACGACTTCGCGCCCGTTTTTCAAAGTTACTTTTTCGCGCTTCATGTTGCGCCCGTCGTAAATCTCGCCGCGCTTTTCGTGCGGGTAATAATGCCCAAATATATTTTGGTAGTTCATAATAATAATAATGTGTTGCGCGGCTGAATTGCCACTTTAGACATTTTGAATTGTAGAGAGCGGCGGTCAAGACTCTTTTTCGGGTATGCAGAAAAAAACTTAATCAAACATTCTCCAAGGTTCTTTGCCTCGACCCTCAAAATGATAGTCAACCACCGCGACCGTAGGGAGCCTAGCCTGAGGCGTCGCCGTCTGAGACGCCCCGCGGCGAGCGTGAGGCGGAGCGCCGATTGAGCGCCCAGAGTTGCGGGAGGCACGAGCGGAAGACCAATCGGAGCGACGAAGGAGCGGAGGAAAAGTTTTTAGGCGGTGATAGTAGGCACGAAAAAGGCGCGCCCCGTTAAGAGCGCGCCCGTGGTCGTTAGCGGCTAGGCTACAAGCTCGGCATCTAACACCGTTCGAAGTGCGGCAGAGCGGCGGACAGTCTGGAGCGGGGCGGCGCGCCAAATATTGCTGAACGCGTTTTGCATGCTCCAGAGCGTGCGGTCGCTGAAAGCTTCCTCGTGTTCGGGGTTGTGCCATTGGTCTACGACCTTCCCCAAATGCGCGGGCGCGATTGCGTCAGTCATTGACGCGCGGCAAAGCAAATCGTGCGCCGCTAGGTCGGTGAGTTCGTGAGACTTGAGCGCTTGAACGCGCTTGGCGGCATCAACGCGGGAGTCCAACAAGCGGTCGAGCGCTTCGGCGAACAGTTGCGGCAAGTCGCGGCTGATTTCGACCGTGTGCTTGCGCCCCACAACAATCTCATTATTGAAGATGAGATTAGAGCAGACAAACGGCGCATCGCCCGCGCAGATAGATGCGGCGAAAGCTTTGTCGTGTGAGTTGCGAAGACCTACAACGGTCGCGACATCTTCCCCGATTGAAGCGCCGCGGACTTCAAACAGTCCGAAGTAGCGCTTGTCGTCGCGGTGAGTGAGGTGTGACTCTTGGACGATTTCAAGACCCGCGCCGCCGACTTTCTCGCGCATTAGGTTGATGACTTCGGCGTGGGGCAACGGCTTCCAACTGTCAGTTGGTTCGGGCGCGCCCATCTTCTCAAGCTCGGCGAAGTCGACGCGGTTGCCGCTTCCCATTAGGTTTAAGTTGAGCATTGGCGCGGGTGCCGCGGCGGCGGCTTCGTGTGGTGTGGTTGTTGTAATCATAATAATGAGGCGGCGTTGAAGGCGGAATTGCCCGCCGCATTATTAGATTGAACGAGTAACCAAGCTTTTACGAGTCTTTTTTTACAGCGGGGCAAAGTTTTTTTGTGGGTATGCTGTCGACCGTGTGGGTATGCTGTCGACCCCGACCCGACCCCGCCGCGCCGCGCCCCGACCCCCTCAAAATGATAGTCATTACCCTGCGCGATAGCGCCTATTTAGAGGCGAGCGCCGACTGAGCGCCCAACTAGGGCGACGATAGGAGCCTAACTACGGAGCGAGCGATAGCGAGCGCAGCGGAAAATTTTTTGGGCGGTGATAGTGGGCGCAAAAAAGGCGCGCCCTGTTAAGAGCGCGCCCGTGGTCGGTGTGGTTTATTCGGAGTCTTCGGCAGCATACCATGCGACCATGACGCGCTCGAAGTCGTCTTGCACGTCTTGCGGCGTGTCGGCGTCCCAACTCCAGTTTGGCACGTTGTCTACAATCTCATCATTGAAGGTAATTATGTCGAGGTTGAAAGTGTATTCTTTCAAACAGTAGACGCGCTTGAACTCAATCGCGCCTTGCTCGCAACGGGTGACCATGTGCAAGGCTTCTTGGTAAGACGGGCGGTCGTCTGTCCAGTCTTCGCAATCTGTGGCGGCGTGGAGTTTGAAGCCGA